AAAGAGCTCCATCAGCAATGGATTTGTATAGAAGAATGTATGGTCCAAAAATTTAAAAAATAAAATATGAAATTTTTTGTATATGATAATGTGAATGGTATTGTTTCAATAGAAAATGAAAACATCTTACTAATAAAAGAATTTGAAGATTTACTAGAAGATGGAAGAAATAAAACAAAAGAAGATAAAACAGGAAAGAAAAAAACAAGGGCTTTTCGAGAATTAAAATACATTTATTTGTTTTTTGATTGGGAAAGTCCTTATTTCCAGTTTCCAGAACAAGAACGTCATGCAGAAGCACTTAAAGACTCAAGGTTAACAGATGCTGAATTTAATGATGAAGTTTTTAGGATAGCCTGTAGAAAATATGACGCTATGCAAAACTCTTCACTAGATATAAAGCTCCTAAAAGCTGCTATGTCAGCTGTAGAAAAGCAGATCTTTTACTTAGACCATGTGGATTTACAAGAAAGAGATACTGTTACAGGCAAGCCTATTTTTAAAAGCAAGGACTTAATTGCAGAGATTAAAGGTTGCAAAGATTTAATATCGTCTCTTACAGAATTAGAGATGCAAGTTAAAAAAGGACTTAACACAGAAAGCTCACTTAGAGGTAATGCGGAAGTCGGAATGTTTGATTAATTATGGAAATAATAGACGGAATTAGATGGGATTACGGTCCCAATGATCCTATTGAATATTTTGACAACTCCTGCTCTTATTGAATCACAAAGTATCGCCCGATAAATGATAAAGATGGATTAGATTTTGATCCTAATTGATTTCGAGGAGATGCTTTGAATAAAATAAAAACAGGAAGATACAGTCCTTCATCAGTACCAATAGGATCCAAAACACATCGAGATTGGTGAATGGAGAGAGTAAAAAGATGTAACGAAGGATTTGAAGTTAATGGTTACAGGTTAACCGGAGACAATTATTTCTTCCTTAACTTTTACAATTTGAAATCCTCAGACTCCACAACGATTAATCAAAGCTATGGGTTTCCAGAGTTCTTTGTTTTTCAGTATGAGTACTTTCATTACTCCGAGATGTGCGAGATTTTGAAAAAAGATACTTCTACATTGAAATCTCGAGGTATAGGGTGGTCTGAGATGGCTGCATCTCTTACAGTCAGACCTTATACCACAACTCCTAACTTTAGAATAGTTGTATCTGCATTTTCTAAAGGCCACTTAGGTCCTACTCTAGCAAAGATATGATTGCAGATGGATTGACTAAACGACAACACTGAAGGAGCTTTCCGAAGAGTCAGGATGACTATAAACACAAAAGAACACAAAAGAGCTTCTAAAAAATCAAAAGATGGAGCTGAATCAGGACATATGTCAGAAGTTGAAGGAATTATTTGCGATGATCCAGATAAACTTCGTGGAGACAGAACACAGTTGCTTATATATGAAGAAGCTGGTGCCGACACTCAACTCATTAAAAAATGAGTAAAAGGAGAAGCTTTGATTACTGTATTAGGAGGAAAACGAGTAGGTAGAAGACTAGCTTTTGGAACTGGTGGTTCATCTAAAGCAAGCTCTATGGAAGGATTAAAGAAAATGACTTTAAACCCTGAAGCATACAATATTTTACCTGTTAGACATAACTATACAGAAGATGGTAGATACGTCATAACAGGATTGTTTATTCCTGCATACAGAATCGTTTATCATTTAGCCGATAAAAGAGGATGGTGCAACCCACAAAAATCAAAAGAATTTTACTTAGCGGAACGAGCTAAAAAAGCTAGTGATCCTAAAGACTTGTTAGAATACAAATCAGAGTATTGTTTCACTATTGATGAAGCTCTTATCCAACAAGATAGCGAGTTTTTTCCAAGAGAAGAATTAGCTCAACAAATGGCTGCGATAGATATCTATAAAACTGTTCCTGTACCTAAAAGAGGATCTCTTACTTGAGAAATTGATAAACACTCAGAGAAACGTACAGGTAGAGTTAAATGAAGATACGATGAAGAAAATGGGAAAGTTCAGATATTAGAACACCCTATGATTTCTGAGACAGGGTTAGAATATAACCACTTGTATGTAGGAGGAATTGACTCGATTGATATTGGGACTGATGACTCCGCACAAAAAGGAACTTCAGCTAAAGTATCAGAGTTTTGCGTTGTTGTAAAGAAAAGAGTTATGGGATTGTCTGAACCAAAGTATGTTGCAGTATATAAAGACAGACCAAAAGATCCTAGAGAAGCTTATGAAACAACTGCTAAACTTTTAACTTACTATGGATGCAAAGCAGTATTAGAGTCTACAAGAACGGCTATTCTGACCTATTTTAGAGATCACAAGTATCTGAATTTACTTATGAAACGTCCAAGAGCAACAATGCCGGATGTATCAAAAGGAAATTCTAATATGTACGGAACTCCAACTCCTCCCAAAGTAATTAATCACTACAGAGAACTTATTTATGAGTTTTGTTTAGATTATTCTCACACTATGGCATTCAAAGAAATGGTGGATCAATTGTTAAACTATACTGACGAAAGAAAGAAAGATTTTGACATTGTGGCGGCGCTCGGAATGGCAGAATTAGGAGACGAAGAGTTATCAATGAAAAAACCTGCTGAAAAAGAACCTCCCGCAAATCAGTTTAAAGATATCGGATGGTTTACTGATAGCAGGGGTTATAAACACTACGGAGTAATCCCAAAAACAGAAGAAGAAAGATATGGAAAGACCAGAATTAGTCCAGAGGACGCTTGACTATATAAAGACAACGTATAAAGCAGAGTATGAAGGTTCCATTAATATTACACAAAATGGAACTGAATACAGACTCAATATAGGACTTCCGAGTTATATGACTCCGACTAGTATAGCCTGTGATGCTAACTCAGATGATGAGTTCATGGATTTTATTGAGAAGGAGTTCAGAGAGAGAAATTATATGAGAGTTTATTTTTACAGAGTAAATAGACTGACAGAACAACGAGAAAACTAATGGAAAAATGAAATAAAGAAGAAAGCGAAATCATTTTGAACATAGACAGAGCAATTAATGACCTAGTTTATGAGAAAACACAATTGATTAAAGCTTACAATTACTACCACGGGAAAAGAGATCCAGAACAATTTAGACACTTAGAAGAAAACTATGGTATAGGAACAGCAACGTCTGTTGAGTTTGTACCTTTAGTTAGGAAGCATATAGATGTTTTAATTGGAGAATACTTAGGGAATCCGTTGCTTCCTAGGATTTCATGTAAAGATAAAGAGACTCTCAGCAATATGCACCGAGAGAAACAGCTAAAAATACACTCTGAAATTGTAAACAAACTGAAAGGAATGCTTAAAAATGCAATCCTCACTAACCTTTACGGTCAGGAAGTAAACGATCCTATAACAGAGAAACAAATAAAAGAAATGCAGAGTTCATTGGAAAATAATTTTATTTCCGACTATGAAATTGCTGCACAAAACATTGTAGATTGAATTTCTCAATCACAAGATATTGATTTCAAAGAAAAAAGAAGACAATTACTTACAGACTTGCTTATAACTGGAACTTGTTATTACAAAACATACAAATCCAGTTCTAATACAAGCATGAAGTTACGAATACTAAACCCTTTAAACACGTTTATTGACAGGAATCCAGAATCTCCTTATCTTAAACACTCAATGAGA